TACACAATCAGGTGGAGGTGATACAGCAGGACCTGTATGTACTACAAGGTCAGCATGAGTTGCTTCTTCTACTGATATATCATAAAAAATAACATCGTCTGTCTCTCTAAACACACGGTGTTCATTAAAATTAATGTCGCTCACTTTTTCTTGAACTTATTATCTATTGCTACTTTAGCATAGTATAGCAAAATAATCCACACTGTAAACCACACACCATCCCACCAAGATAGTTCTTCCCAAGCCCATTGTAAAAATTTAAACATTAATCTCGTTGCCTCCAGTCATCTGACTTATCATTCCTAAACCAATCTGCTATATCATCTGCCCCACCGAAACCCCTTTTATGTTTTCTTGGATCGGAGTCTCCTATGTCCAAGAACTTAAGAAAAGTTGAGTCAGGATCCGTTGCTAGTCTTCTTGCCTGACTTATCATACCTCTTGCTGAGGTATTTCTTTTAGATAATTTTTGTGCCCAGATCATATCTTCAATGGAGACTTCTGATCCTGCTGCTATAGATTTGCAGATTCCTTCAAGACGAAGGCGGTATGCTGTAGATAACATGTACTAATGAATAACATTATATCTACTTATACATCATACGATGAGACCCTCTGGTAAGACAGGGTTTCCAGACAATTAAACGTGTAACAACATAGCATGTTGTAGTTCTTTTGCGTGGTTCAGTTCGTCTTGTGCTATCTCTTGTATCTTTTGATCCTCTGGATGGTATGCTGCGTACTTAACGTATGTCTCGTAAGCATGTTTCTCTATCTTCATATTGATATCATAAGCATGCTCTGGACTGGTAAGGTAGTACCCAACCATGATCCAATAATATAATAGAACAAGATGTTTAGCAAAGAATCTGTCGATCCAATACTTGTTACCCTCTCTGAGTTCCATCTCTTCCAAGTGCTCTGTTTCATTTAATGCCTGATAGAAATGTTCTTTCATAAGATAGATGTGATCCGCACCACGTAGTCCTAATGACTCACGAAAATGTAGAACACTAATGAACGAGAAGTATGGTGCTCTAGCAATAACTTCTAGAACCCAAAACCTCTGGAAGTCTCTACCTCTGTAGAGAAAGTCAAGGATATAGATTGTAGTATCCAAGACGAAAGTATTGAATCGTTTCATACTACGTAAGGAGTTATCCACGCTTGTGGAATAAGAAATGCTGCTGTGCCTATCATAATACCAAAGGTAATACAGGCTGATTTAAGTGGAAGGTTTTTCATTCTACTAAGTAAATATACTCACTACTATATAGTAACATACTTTCATTAAAAAAGGGACTCGTGGTGAGTCCCTTACATTTACTTGCCAAACATGGTGTTGAAGAACACTTGCCAAGCACCTATCGCAGCACTGCCATCCAGTTCATCAAACATATACATGTTCAGTCGGAAAGCAAAGTTAGCCTCAACTATGATAGCATTCTGCTGTGACATAGTGAGTGGTAGTTTGTCTAATATCTCACGATACTTTGTCTTGTATGCTTTCTTATCTTCGATGTCAAACTTATAGAAGTCAAGACCCTCTTCTAGTTTCATTGCCTTCTCTGCTATGGTCTTTAGTATCTGACCACCAGATAGATCACCAAGGTAACGAGTGTAGTGGTGACCCACTAGCAACTCTTCTTCACACTCCATGATGCGATCAACATATGATTGACATGAACCACTTGGTTTGATCTTCATGAACCAATCGTCACCATAGAAATACTTAAGGTCTTTCTCCAATGCTCTAGTCCTGCTGAGTTCTTTCAACTCTTGTAGAGGACCTAGCACAGGTGACATAGCATGGGTGTCCATGCGTTCTTCCAAGGCACGATAGACATAGTAGAAGTCTGCTACAAGTTTCCTGTAACTCTCTTCCTTTACACACCCACCGAGAAAACTCTTCACGAAGGAGGTGTTCTCAGCAGCAGAGTGAGACTTCTTAGTTCCTTCCTTTATATCTTTAGAGAATGTCATTTAGTAGGTGGTGTAGCAGGAACAATTTTCAATGGCATCTGTTCGATCTTAATTGTCTGAACAGTTCCACCGCTAGCTGAGCCTTCGTCTTTCTTCTTGGAAGACTTGCCCGCTTGCACCCCGAAGGTAGCTAAAGTTCCTGTGAAGACCGAAGCTATAAAGGTCGGATCAATCTTCTGCTCCTGTACATAACCAGGTATCTCGACGTAGTTCAATGTTAATATCCCTGCCGACCAGGTGAGTACCGCAAGTCTGACGACTGTAGATAGAAATGCTAGTTGCTCTTCCTTATCCTCAGCATGCTCTTTTAATTTACCGAAGAGACCTTTCTTCTCCTCGCCCTTCTTTACTTCTGCCATGTTTCCTCCTAGAATGGTAACGCAGGACCAGTTAGATCAGGTATAGCATCTTTAATGCCACCGCCTATGTCAGGCATAACTGCTTCCATTACTTTTGATTTGATGTTATCTACGATAGCATCCTTTCTGATGAATACATATCCACCAATGCCAACGACTCCTAGTGCTACTACACCAGAGAAGATAGCGATTCCGTTAATAATTTTCTGCATAATAATTAGTCAGGTCTATTATATAGTCTAGAAAAATCATAGGGGTAAAAAAATACCCGAAAATTTTTTTCCACTTTTTTGGTAATCAAATACCTAATTTAGTTTATACTTCGTCTTACAATATTCTACGACACCCTCAACGTTATCATGTGTATCACACCACATGTCAGCACAATCATATGTTTCCTTGGGTGTTTGGTTGGGGAAGGATGACATCAGTTTTCTTAATACATTCTGACGGAGGTGCATCTTAGAGGGTGTCCAATCTTTCATCTTAAAATAGGCATTTCGTAATCATAATTTGGAACGGGTCTCGTTCTAGGTTGAGGCATAGTAAGAACCTCTACAAGTAAATTGATATCAGCAGATATTATATCATTAGTCTCTGCCATTCTACGATATCCATTACCAGTATAAATTTGTCCTGATACAACAGCAATAGTTGCTGCTCCCCAGAACATATAATAGAACTTAGACTTTATTTGGTGCCTAAGTTTTTCACTTTTAATCATAGTTTAGGTAGTTTTTCTAACACTTGACGTGTGATGTCATCAATAATATTGACATCTATATCCATGAACGGTGGGATAATGCCAAGGATTCTTAGCAGTCCGTCAATGAATAGGGCAAGCACAGTGAACCCCAGTATCATAGAGATAACTGTTGCGTCTCTGTTATGCTTTGCCATTGATGCCTCATCAATAGCTCTCGCTTCAGCAACTGCTGACTCGATCAAAGCATTAACCTCTTCCTTAGTATATGTATCTCTAGGAGATTTGTATGCGTCAGATAAAGGTATGTTCTGTATGAGTTCTCTAACCATTCTATTATAGGATGTGTTTTAGTTTACCCTACCGTGGGCATTATGTCAAGTACATTGCTGTCCTTGCTCCGACGACGCTTGGCCAGTCTTCAGCGATGGCAGCATTGACGTAGGTCATATGGGTATTAGCAAGGGCAGTCTCACCTCTGTCGGTAAGATCTTTTTGTACCACGGTGTACTTTCCACCGCCCTTTATTGTATCATATTTAGTTAAGTCATCAGTAGAAAACGATTCAGATTCGTTTTTCCACACAGGATATGTTAGTCCTTCTGGTTCCACGTAGATATATCCATCTCTTATTATATAAGAATCTTGCCACAGTTTATACTTGTAATCAAAGTCAGACATCAGTTGCCCTATCTTATTCCATACCTTCTCTGGTTCTTTTATGAAGGTTAGACTAGGAGAATACTGTGCTACTCTTGTGACCTTGTAGTCAGGGAAGACAAGACTCTTCTGTCCTTCACCCGCAGGGATCAAGAAACCTTTAAACCATTTGTTTACAACTGTACCTCTCATGTCCTGATAGAACACGCAGTCACCATTCATCACCACCGTAGGTTGTGTTGACCTACGAAAGATATCTTCATATATTATACTCATCTTCTTGAATGAACCAAGAGACCTAGAGTAGATAGCATCATTATCTTCACACCACTTCTTTACATAGACCATCTGGTCATACGTACGACATGTATCATGTACCGTAGGTTTGATGCCAGGAAAGCCTGTAGCAAATGTTTTTAATGATGTGACACCAGTAGCAAGTTCACTGGCACTGTTAGTGTCTATTACTATATGTACGTTCCACATGGCGAAAGTTTTATTTTTATTTATGCTCCGTCATCATGATCCCATAGATGTCTCATGTCCCTTGGGTTTTGAGGTACCATGAGGACTTTGGATCCGTCTTCTTTTTCTAGGAGTATAGGTTCACCTTGTTCTACTCTGTCAAGATATGATTGCTCATTCATCTTGAGTTGCTTCTCTGTGATTTCTATCATTGTTGTAGAGTTACTTTCCAGTTGTACTTATAAAAGACTATGTTCAGTTGAACCCACTTCGCGTAATGAATGCCACGGTAACACAGCAGAGCGAATACTCTCTCTGGGTTATGTCTGTCTGGGTCATACTCAGGTGCGGTATGTCCCTCCCACCTGATCTTAAACATTGTCTTTACCTCCTGTAACATTTCTATTTAGATGTCAGGAGATGTTCACATTGTACCAATAAAAAAAGAGGGTGTCAAGCACCCTCTGTAAGTTCCGAATTGTAGAGACCGCACGAAAGGTCTCGTTCTTATTTAGAATGCGTACTTAGCACCAACTTTAACACCGTATGTATTGTCAGCAGTCTCGTCTGTAAGAAGAGATAACTCACCATAGGCACCAACTGAATCAGTTAGGTCTAAAGAACCACCAACGTAACCAATGAAGTCTGTTGAAGACTCACCGTTATCTG